CTGCACGAGGCCTTGCGTGCCCTGATCGACTGACAGGCCCCGGATTGTCACGCCCGGCCTATCCGGCAGAATGTTGATGACAGGGAGCGCGACGCGCTCGTTCGCGGGGCGCTGGCTCTTGTCCAACCGCAGCCAGCTCGCCCCTTCACCCTTGCCGATCCACTGCTGACCGGCGCGCGGGTGCACAACATCGTCGATCAGGGTGACACCGGCCGGGAACTCCAGCACCGCGTGCTGGTCGATCGCATAGGTCAAAGCTTGGCGGTTCTGTGCCGGCGTCTGCGAGGCGCTGCAGTAGCGTCCCACATTCTCCCAACTGCGGGCGACGGCGGCAACCGAACGGGCGAAGCCGCCGGGCGGGGCCGGCGAGACCACGTCCTCGTCTGGAACTCCGGCTTCCAAGTAGCTCACCACCTCACTCAGAGCGCCTGTTAGCGCGGTCAAACGCGGGGTCACGTCCGCCTGCCCGGCTTCCAGCGCGGTGGTGCGGAAGTTGACCAAGGCCATATCAGCAAGGGTGGCCGCCCCCACCTGTGCCGCCGTGGTCTGGTGCGGGTTGTCGGTGAGGGTTTCGTGGCTCCCGACGGGTGCGATCTGACGCTGGAGCGTGCGCATTTCGGCCAGCAGCCGCACGCTTTGCTCCAGCAGGCGCTCGCTGTTGCTTTGTGCCAAGTCACTCCGCAGGGCAGCGCTCATGTTTGGTCCTTCGCTGGCGCGACGGGCCAGTGGCTGTCGTTGCTGATGTCCGTTGGCGGGGACGCTTCAAGCGCGTCGGAGCGAGCGCGCACCGCTCTGGTCCAGTCCCAAAGCACACGCATCCGCGTGAGTTCGGCCTGCAGGTCGGGCGGCCACGAGGCGGGGTCCGGCCCGTGGTCGATGGCCGCGTTCAGGCCCATAGCCAGAGCGTTCGATTGCTGGTGGGCCGGAAAGCGCGACAGGATGCGGCGCCCGGCTTCGGCCTTGATGGCGGCAATCACCGCCTCGGACGTCGGGCCGGGAAGGGGCGGGGCCGGTGCAAATGTCTGACCCGACCTGACATCGCCGACGTTGACGCCGGTGCCCACGGCGACCAGCGTGGCCGCCACATCGGGGTGGAACGTGTCGCCCGGGGCCATGCCCGCAAGGTCGATGATCTCCGCCACCACACCATTTGCAATGCGAGCGTAGCGCGCCATGAAGTGCTCCCTTGAAAGATGGGGTGTTTCAGAACGACAGGATCACTTGCCCGCGCGCGCCGGTTCCGCCGCTGCCACCCAGAGCGCCCCCGCTCGCGCCGCCGCCGGGGAATTGCCCCGGCGCGCCGTTGGCGATGCCGCCCGTCGTGATCGTGCTGGTGAAGTTGCTGCTGAACGAAGCGCCGCCCTGCGAGAGAACGTAACCGGCCGGGATGGCGTAGGCATTGCCGCCGCCCACGCCGGAACGAACGATGTCGCCGCCGCTGCCGCCAGAGCCGCCCGCGCCCGCAGTGCCCTGCACCCCGCCGTTCGCGGCCAGACCGCCGGAGCCGCCAAGGGCCGAAATGAAGCCGCCGAAGGAGGACGTGCCTCCCGCGCCGCCGTTCGTGGGCGTGGAGATGCCAAACTGGCCACCGGCGCCCACAACCACGTTGTAGGAAGTGCCCGGCGTCACATTGAACACGCCTTCGCGGTACTCGCCGCCGCCGCCGGCCGACGCGACGGAGCCCGCTACGCCCGCCGCACCACCGCCGCCGCCACCGCCCGCCCAGACCTGGGCGCGAACGCGCGTGACGCCGGCCGGCGCAACCCAGGATGATGTTCCGGCCACGTCGAAGATGGCCGTCTGCAAGATCTTGTCAGGCAGCGATGAGGCCGCGACAAGACCGTTGCCGGATCGCTCGGCGATCTCGGTTGTGGTGGCGAGGCGCGAAACGCCAAACGCTGCCTGCGTCGCCTCGAACGGAACCCAGCCCGAGGCCGTCCGCCGCATATGACGATCTGGGGACCCTTCCGCCTTGGAGTTGTCGCAAACCACGTGCCCCACCGGCACAGTGGCCAGAGACCACACACCAACCCATTGGGCGAGGCGATGCGCGAAGCCCGACCATGCGCCGGTGGGGGTGTCGCCGATGACATAGGTCGCGCCGGTGACCGGATCAGCCGGGGGCGCGTTCAGAACGCCGTCCACGGTCAGCCAGAAGGCCCGCACGTGGCGGCCAATCAGCAACTGCGCCTGTGGGTCGATGACCACGGAAATCGCGCTTGGGTTCGCGACTGCCAGACCAAAGACGAAGCTTGTGATGCTGGCCTGTCCCGTCGACGGATTGGGGTTGGCCACCCCGGACATCCGCGCCACCGCGATCAGGCGGCTGGCGCTGTCGAACAGGCCAGCCTCCGAGATCGGCCAACCGTAGGGCAGTCTGCCCTGCGCGTCCGGCGCGTCGGCGGGCATAACGGCATCAATGTAGAGCACGCCCGGTGCCACCCGAATGCCGGCAATACCGACACGGTAGCGCTCCCGCACCAGCGTGGTCTGGGCATCGGACGGAAACGGATAAGCGCCGGCTGCATCACCAAAGGCCACATGCGTCAGCGCAAGATCGGACCCGCCCGCCAGATCCGCCAGGATCAGCTGACGGCCGAGTGTCGTGGTGAGAAGACCCGTTGTCATTGCATTGTCTCCACGGTCGTCAACCGCTCAATAAGCACCCCGCCGCCCACGACGACGCTGCCCAGAGTCGGCTGGCTCGGCACTTTGAACGGCTGTATGGTGACCTCAGTCTCGGCGAGGAGGCCCAGGCCTATGTGCCAGACCCCATCGTAGCGCTCGCCGGCACCAACAATGACGGATCGCGATTTAGGCTTCGTGGCCCGCACGACGGCGGTGGCCAGCGCCATCACATCGGGCGGGAGCCGCGCCTGGCCCGGCCTGAGAGCGCGGTCGGAGTAACAGATCACCCGGAACGTGTAGGGGGCGCCCTTCGGGGTCTGCTGCCACCACTCCGCCACATCGATCCGAATTCCTATGGCTGCAAGCGCCGTGCGCATTGACCAGATGGTGCCGCCGTGACGCGCCACCTCATAGGCTACGGCCACCACGCTGCGGCGGAAACTCAATGGCCAGTCCGGGTCCCACACCAGCACCCGGCGCTGCCAGGCGAGATACGGCAACAGCGCCTCGGGGCAACGGTCCGGCCGCGTCACGTCAACGACAATCTCGGCCGGCAGATCGTCAAGCCGCTGATCCACGGCCGCCAGCGCCACCTCGAACGGCGTGGCGTTGCTGGGCAGCAGGAACCGCGCGGTGGCGACGCTCACGACACCACCTCGACGTCCACGGTGATGCCCGTGCAACGCGGCGCGCCGTAGGGGCCTGCCACCACATCGGCCACCGGGCTCGTGATGGTCACATCCCGCGCCACCGCGCGGCCGGTCTGGTCGGTCAGGGCCGCCACGGCCGCGATAATGGTTGTATCCACCGCGCCGCCCACGACGGTCTGATCCGCCGCGTAAATCCCGAGGCGGCGCTCTGCCTCCGCTCGAACAGCTTCCCTGTCCGGCCCGCGCGGCACATGAACCGTGACGGCAATGCTGTAGTTCACCAGCGACGCCGCAATTGTATGAACATAGTCAGCCACCGGCCGGATGCGCTCTGAACCCACCGTGGCCGATACATCGGCCAGCAGGGGCGCTCCCGCCACGGCTGTCGCCGGATTGGGCAAGACCACCACATGCACATGGCCGGGTGGCACGCTGTAGGTGCCGTCGCCATTGGCGATAAGCCACGGGCCAGCTGTGCTGCCGCGCAGCTCTGCCACCCAATCGTTCTGTGTCACCGTGCGCAGGCCGCCCGTCACCGGGTGCCGCTCATCGTGGCTGTAGACGCCCACCGACCATACAAGCGCCACGTCGTCTGCATCGCGCATGGACAGCACGTGGTAAGCGTAGGCATCTTGCGGCCCGCCCACGGACATGGCACCGACCGCAAGGATGCGCCGGTCGCGCAGCCGTGCATCGTCCTCGCGCACCTCTGGCACCGGGGGCGATGCCGCAGGGTCGCCCGGATCGAGCAACAGTCGCGTCACGTTCAGATCGGCAGCGATCTGGTCAAGATCACTCCCCGCGCTCGACGCCACCAGTACGGCCGCCACCGCGTCGTTGACGCGCTGGCGCAGCAGCAGCTCGTGGTACGCACTAACTTGGGCGCCGATCACTACGGGGTCTGTCCGCTGCCCCTCCACATTATACGGGTAGCCCGACTTCTCAGCGATAGTCCGAAAATCGAGGAGGCGTTGCTGGAGCAGCGCCTCGTAATTGAAGGTTGTGATGGCGGCAGGCGGTGGCAAGCGGGAGAGGTCAATGGTTGTCAAAGGACCAGCCTCCCACTGCGATAAGTCGCTGGTTGGCCGCCGCTGTAGTCACCGAGATGTCCGCGCTCATAGAACGTGCCGTCGAGCACCAGCACCCCCACGCCTTCTACGCCGAGGCGCTCCGGCCGCAGACTGGCGAGCCGGTATCCTGGCTCCCAGCGCAGCAGCGCCTCAGCCACCGCCACGAACAGCGCCATCAGCGTCATAGGGTCAGGGTTTCGGTCCTGCAGGTCGCGCACGGCCGAGCCGAAGTCGCGCAGCATCCCCCGGCTTGCCAGCACCGTGGTGACGATCACCTCGATCGACTGGGCGCAATGCTCCCAGCCGCTCAGTGGCCTGCCCGTGCGCCGATCGAAGCCGTAGCGGGCCATCGTATCAGCCTTCGATGGCCGTGCGGCGAGCCTTCGAACGCTCCTCGACAGCTGGCGCCTCCACGATCACGCCGGCCAGCAGATCGTAACGGGCAGCCTCGGCCGTGAGCCGCACCTGCCCGTTGTCGACACGCTGACCCGCCACGAACAGCGTGGTGGGTTCAGTGACAGCGTACGTTCTGATTTCATGGTCCATGTTGGCCTCCTAGAGTGGTGGACCGGACGTACTGCCGCCCGGCTCCACATCGGTATGGACGTGGGTGTCGCTGATGGACCGTGCGTTGTGGCGCAGGTAGGTGCCCCTCACCTGCACGGTTTCGGCCTCGATGGTGAGGGTGCCATCGATCAGGGTGATGGTGCTGCCGCCGACGCTGAGGCGGATATGCCCGTCGCGCAGATCCAGCCGGGCATTACCGCGCTGGATCACCCGGCCGTCCTGCTCGGCGATGCCAGCCGCCGGATGCTCCTGCGTATCTGCCCACGGGAGCACCACGGAGCCGGTGCCCACCTTGCCATTGGGCGAGACGACGAGGACCGCCTCGCCGACGCCCATACGGGAAAACTCGCTGACACCCTGCCCGGCATTGCCTGTGTGCGCCGCCATACGAAGGGGCGGCGTGGGGATCGGCCCGTCATCGCCATCATC